ACGGATTAAGGACATATATGGCACTCGTACTCGCAGATCGCGTAAAAGAAACAACCACCACGGCGGGTACTGGAACAGTGACGCTTCTTGGCGCAGCACCGGGGTTTCAGTCTTTTGCGGTAGTAGGTAACGCCAACACCACCTACTACACCATTGCCGGTCAAACCACATCTGAGTGGGAAGTTGGGATCGGTACATACACCTCGGCGGGTACACTTTTAGCCAGAACAACAGTCCTGTCAAACAGTTCCGCAACAGAACCTTCCGCGTTAAATTTTGCAGCAGGCACAAAAGACGTATTTGTTACCTACCCCTCCAGTAAATCAGTCAATCTTGATGCCTCTGGGAATGCTACCGCTCTGGGAACACCTGCGTCGTTCGTTGGAACAAACATTACGGGCACGGCTTCGGGATTAACAGCGGGCAGTGTTACAAACGCCCCAGTAATTGGCACAACCACACAGGTGACTTTCAACAATGCTGGAACAATGGCTGGCTCTGCCAACCTGACTTTCAACGGCACCAACTTGACTTGCGGCGGCACTGTAACGGCCAACTCGGACGAGCGTCTAAAGACCAACTGGCGCGACCTACCTGAAAACTTTATAGACCGCCTTGCCGGTGTCAAACACGGCGTTTATGATCGGACGGATATTGAAGCAACGCAGGTCGGTGTTTCGGCTCAATCTTTGCAAACCTTGCTGGAACAGGCTGTTTTGGTTGGTGAAGACGGCACTTTGTCAGTAGCTTACGGCAACGCCGCATTGGTGGCGTGTATTCAGTTGGCCCAGAGAGTTGTCGCGCTGGAGCAAACCGTGGCAAAATTGACTAAAGGCATTTAATATGGCAAGCACCTACTCCCCCTCACTGCGGATTGAGCTGATTGGCGCTGGCGAACAAGCCGGTACGTGGAACACCACAACCAACAGCAACCTTGGTACGCTGATTGAGTCGGCTATTGCCGGGTATGTGTCGGTGTCCGTCACCTCAGCCAACCAAGCCTTCACTGCGCTGGACGGTGCTGCTGACCAAGCGCGAAACGCAGTCATTGCGCTGACCACCACAACCGTAGCCGCCTTTGCCGTCTACGCTCCCCCGCAGGAGAAGACCTACATCATTGACAACACTACCGCCTTTACAGCGACAATCTTTAACTCTACAGTGCTGGGTAACACAACCGCAGCGGGTACAGGTATCGCTGTTCCGCCGGTTACTAAAATATGGGTTTTCAGTGACGGAACTAATTTTTACAATGCAAGTTCCTCTCTTGTTACTGCGGCGTTTTCAATTGTAGAATCAGGTGGTAAGTTAGTATTTAAACACGGCGCAACCACAATTGCTTCGTTGACATCGGCGGGCGTATTCACAGCACTCAGCAATATTCAAGCTGGCGGCACACCTTAAAGGAGATATAGATGGCAATCTTAACATCAGCAGGGATTACCTTCGGTGACTCTACTACGCAATCTACTGCGGCAGTGGCGGAATTTTCCTCTAGCACGGTCATGCTGTTTGCACAAACAAGTGCGCCAACAGGTTGGACAAAAAACACAACGACTAATGACAACAGTGCTTTGCGCCTTGTTACTGGCACAGCCAGCACGGGTGGTTCTGTAGCCTTCACGACAGCGTTTGCATCGCAAACTCCCGCTGGCACGGTTTCTGTAAGCGGTTCAGCAGGCAACACAACACTGTCAACGCCGCAGATTCCAAGTCATACACATACATTTTCAATGAATGGATTTGCGCCAAACGGCGGCGGTCCCAGTCAGCCCTATCAACCCGGCGGAAATTTAGTTTCAGTTCTTGCACCAAATGCCCCTCCAAATCCCGGTTTTGGCATTACTTTTTCTAATGCCAATACTGGTGGAGGTGGTTCTCACGATCACCCACTTACAATTTCTTCGGCAACATTTAGCGGTAGCGCAATTAATTTAGCTGTTCAGTACGTTGATGTTATTCGCGCAACCAAAAACTGATCATGCAGCTTAAAAACGGCTCTTACTGCCCACTAATCAAAAAGGACTGCATCGGTCTTCAGTGCGCTTGGTTTGCCCATGTTCAGGGTTATGATACCAACACTGGAAAGCAGGTTGATGATTTTCAATGCGCTATTGCTTGGATGCCAATGCTTTTGATTGAAAACTCAGGCCAACAAAGACAGACCGGAGCTGCGGTAGAAAGCTTTCGCAACGAAATGGTTAAGTCCAACGAAACATCTCAAAAAGTATTATTGGCGTCTTTAGGGTTTCAAAAGCAACAAAATTCTGTGTTTGAGATAGAACCCCCAAAGTCAAAAACTGTAAAACCTAGAACCATTAGGAGCAAATAATGCAATTAACTATAATTCCTGTTGACGGATTTGTTGGTCAGAATAATATGAGTAAGTCTTGCCTTGGTGTTGATTTAACATCTTGTAACATCCCCGCTAATATACATTCTTTACAGTGGGATGGTTTGGCTGGATTTATTGAATTTAATACACCAATCCCAAATGAAGAAATTACAGTCTTACCAGCATGGGCAAATTGCTGTATAACTAAATGTGATGAGGCCAATCAACCACCTCCTCCCCCTGCGCCCCCTACGCCTGAGCAAATAATTGCCTCTAACAAAGCTAAGGCTGAAGGCTTATTGTTGGAATCAGATTGGTCCGTTCTTTCCGATGTGCCTCTTGTTAATAAATTAGAATGGGAAACATATCGTTCTGCGCTTCGTCAAATTGCTATAAATCCAACACTTGACCCAGTTTGGCCTGTAAAACCAAAATCTATTTGGAGCTAATATGGCAAATCCCGAGGTTAAAATTGGCTGCGTTGCCAACCTGTATTCGCGGCAGATGCATTTCAAAAATGTTGGCGATGTGGAGCATGGTCACACACATCAGTTTGACCACCTGACGCTTTTAGCCTCCGGTCGCCTTCAGGTAACTGTTGATGGTAACGTCTCTGAGTTTTCGGCTCCCAACATGATCTACATAAAAAAAGACAAGATGCATGAGTTGGTTGCGCTTGAGCCAAACACGGTTGCCTACTGCATTCACGCGCTAAGAATGGGCGAAGCAGTTGATGACATTGTTGACCCAGAAATGGTGCCTGAAGGCGTTGAAGTGCCGCACGACTCACTGCTATGCGAATTGAAATAATTCAGAACAGCTACTTGCACGTCCCCGGCTTCATAGCCGCAAATGAGGCGTTGTCGTTTGCTAAAGACTTCAAAGAGCACTGCGACAAGTTTAAAGTTGAAGGCGATCCACAGGCACCCAATTCAAGCTCGGTATACAACTACATGCCATTTGTGCGGCTGCTTGTGGAGAAGGTGCCGGAAGTATCTGAGCTGCTAGGCGAGAAAGTGTTGCCCACATACACTTACGCACGAGTGTACAAAGTGGGATCGGAGTTGCTTCGACATAGAGATCGCCCAGCTTGCGAAATTAGCCTGTCCATCAACCTGTCCAAAGACACTGACTGGCCTCTTTACTTTCAGCGCCCTGACAGTTCAGAAATTTGTCTTGAACTGCAACCCGGTGATGCCGTTATGTACCTCGGCTGTCAAGCAGATCATTGGCGGGAAAAGTTTACGGGGGCGGAATATACGCAATTGTTCACGCACTACGTCCGGTCAAATGGGCCAAAGGCGTGGGCTTATTTTGACAAACGCCAGCAGCAAGAGCCGACACCCCCAGTAGAGGGCATACCGAAGGTAATTTTATGAAAAACATAAATGACTACATTGTGGTTCTTGAGAACGCAATGACTCACGCCCTTAGTGACGCAATACTGCAAGAGTTTAGCAACGAGGATGCGTGGGTAAAAACCGTGGTCGGTCTTGGCGAGGTAAACAGCAACATCAGGTCAGCAGATACGGTTGTAATCTCACACCCTCACGTCATAGAAAAAAACCCAAAAGTTCGCCAAAAACTTGACAAGTACCTTTTTGCATCAGCCGGGGCTGTCATCAGGCGCTACAACGAAAAGTTTCCCTTGTGCAGAATTGAAGAGGACTCTGGCTACGAACTTCTTCGATACAAAGAGGGCCAGTTTTACATCCAGCACACCGACTCGTTTAAAGCTCGCCCAAGAGCAGTGGCATGCTCTTTCGCGCTTAACGATGACTATGAAGGTGGCGAGTGGGGGTTTTTTAACAGAGAGTTGATAGTTAAAGCACCCAAGGGAGCGGCAATTCTTTTTCCGGCTAACTTCATGTATCCGCATGAAATAATACCCGTTACCAAGGGCACGCGGTTTTCCGTAATAACTTGGTTTGTGTGATTTACAAAAAACTGCATGGACGCCCTGCCGCCGATTCCTGTGGTGCAAGCCCCCGCGCCCGTATTTGAGTGTGTAAGGTGGTCGTGGTCATCAGACCGCAAAGAAGTTTGGTGTCTTCAGTGGCGTGAAAAAGGCAAACCTGAACCTAAGAAGGTAGCGGAAAGTGATTGACCCCCTAACAGCGCTGGCAGGTATACAAGCAGCAGTCGCGCTGATCAAAAAGGTCAGCAAGACTGTTGACGATGTATCGTCTCTCGGTCCCGTTTTGGGCAAGTACTTTGACGCGAAGTCTACGGCTACTAAAGCTGTTGTTCAGGCCAAGAAGTCCAAATCCTCAATGGGC